AGAGATACACTCTGATGGTTCAAGCTATTTCGTATTTGGAAATGGTAATGCTTCATCATCAATATCAGTTGGAGAATTATAATAAATAAATAAAAAAAAGAGATATGGCTACTACAACAAGTATAACAACTTCATACGCAGGAGAGTTCGCAGGCGAATATATCGCAGCAGCTTTATTGAGTGGAGTTACATTATCAGAAGGTGGGGTTTCAATTAAACCCAACATTAAATTTAAAGAAGTTATCAAAAAACTTGCTTTAGATAGCATTTTAAAAGATGCTTCTTGCGACTTTGATCCAACTTCAAACGTAACATTAACAGAAAGAATCTTACAACCAGAGGAGTTTCAAGTGAACTTACAACTTTGTAAAAAAGATTTCAGACAAGACTGGGAAGCTAATAGTATGGGATTTTCTCAATACGATAATCTACCTAGACAATTTTCTGATTTCTTAATTGCTCAAGTTGGTGCAAAGGTTGCTGAGAAAGTAGAGCAAAACATCTGGCAAGGTGCTACTGCAAACGCAGGGGAGTTTGATGGCTTCCAAGCATTGTTAGCAGCAGATAGCGATGTTGTTGATGTATCAGGAACAACTTTAAGTAAATCAAACATTATAGCAGAATTAGATAAAGTGATAGATGCTATTCCAAGTGGAGTTTACAACAAAGAGGATTTAAAAATCTATATTCCTACAAGTGCAGCAAAGTTCTACATTCAAGCTCAAGCAGCTCTAGGTTATAGAGATTTATATAACGTAGGTAAAACAGAGTTGAACTTTCAAGGTATTGACTTATTTGTAGCACCAGGATTAGGTGCTGACAAAATGGTTGCAGCAGAATCATCTAACTTATTCTTCGGAACTGGTCTATTGAATGACTGGCAAGAAGTTAAATTGATTGATATGGCTGACATTGATGGCTCACAAAATGTAAGAGTTGTTTTAAGAGGAAGTGCAGGAGTACAACACGGCATCGGATCAGATATTGTATTGTATTCTTAATATTGTTTAACATAAGAAAGGTAGGTGGGTATGTGCCTACTTACCTTTTTTTATAAAATTATAAAATTATGGCTTGTAACTTAACAAAAGGAAGAGAGTTACCTTGTAAATCAGGGGTAGGTGGATTAAAGTCTATTACGTTTGCAGATTTTGGCACATTAGGTGCTTTGACTATTGCAAATGATTTAATAACAGACTTTGGTGGATCGCCTACATTTATGAAGTTCGATGTAAAAGGGAACTCTACAATGGACACTACTGTAACATCATCAAGAGAGAATGGTACAACATTCTATGAAACATCAGTAGTTATGAATTTAATCTTCCAAGAAGAAAAGACTCAAGCTGAAATTAAATTACTAGCAGTATCAAGACCTCATATTATAGTTGAAGATTATAATGGCAATTTTAGATTAGTGGGAAAAGATCACGGATGTGAGTTAACGACAGGTACATTCAGTAATGGTGCAGCAATGGGAGACCTCTATGGTTACTCTTTGACATTTGTTTCACAAGAAACAGAAGCACCAGACTTTATTGCAACGGCAGCTTACAATGCAGAAAGTCAGGGAACACAGATTGATGTAAATTAATTTTAGTATTTTGAGTAAAGAAAGGGGACTTATGTCCTCTTTTTTTTTATACCTATACAAAATATCATTTATATTTCGATATATAAGTATGAAGGTTTTGACAACGAGTAGTTCTACACAGAATATTGATGTAATACCAAGAACATACGCATCATCATACACTTTAAAATTAAGAGATACAAGCAAGAACAAAGAAGTATTTTCTTCTACTGTTAGTGCATCTGATAGTGGAAATTTTAAAAGATTGTCTGCAACTATTAGTCCTGTACTCAAAGAGGGTAGATACTATGATATGAGTTTAATAAGTGGTAGTGCAACTGTTTACAAAGACAAAGTATTCTGTACTGATCAAACTATTAATCAAGAAAACAACAATCACTATGATATAAATAGTGGACAGTTTACATTTGATGAAACATCAGGATCACACGATAATGATTACATAATAGTATGAACGATTTAAGAGTTATAAATTTAAGTAGTTACACCACACCAAAAGTTGTTGAATACAAAAACAAAGAGTGGATAGGTTATGGAGATGATAACAACTACTTTAAATATCTTATAGACAGGTACAACGGAAGTCCTACAAACAATGCTATTGTTAACGCTATTTCAGCAATGATATTTGGTAAAGGTTTAGACGCAACAGATAGTAACAGAAAACCAGAAGAATATGCAAAGATGATTGCTTTATTTAACAATGATTGTATAAGAAAACTTTGTTATGATCTCAAGTTGATGGGTCAATGCTCAATGCAGATCATATACTCAAAAGATAGAAAGAGTATTGCACAAGTAGAGCATTTTCCAGTAGAAACATTAAGAGCTGAAAAGTCAGGAGAGGATGGAGAAATAAACGCTTACTATTATTTTCACGATTGGAAAGAATACAAACCACAAAGCAAACTAAAAAGAATACCTGCGTTTGGAAAGAGTAACGAATCAATAGAGATATTATATGTAAAACCATATAGAGCGGGTTACCATTATTATAGTCCTGTAGATTATCAGGGTGGTTTACAATATGCAGAGCTTGAGGAAGAAGTAGGTAATTTTCATTTAAATAACATAATGAATGGTATGTCTCCAAGTATGTTAATTAACTTCAACAATGGTGTACCAAACGAAGAAGAAAGAGAACTTATAGAACAAAGAATATCTAAAAAGTTTTCTGGTAGTAGTAACGCAGGTAAATTTATTCTTGCTTTTAATGACAATGCAGACACGGCAGCAAGTATTGATCCTGTTCAATTATCCGATGCACACCAACAATATCAGTTCTTGAGTGAAGAAAGCACAAGAAAAATAATGGTAGCACATCGTATTGTATCTCCTATGCTTATAGGTATCAAAGATCAGTCAGGATTAGGTAACAATGCAGATGAATTAAAGACTGCATCTATATTATTAGACAATACAGTAATAAGACCATTCCAACATTTATTAATAGATTCTTTTGACCAAATATTAGCATATAATAAAATATCTCTAAAACTTTATTTTAAGACCCTACAACCACTCGAATTTACAGACTTGGAGAATGTAGAGGATGAAGAAACGAAAGAGGAAGAAACAGGCGTTAAACTGTCTCAAAAGGTCTGTTGCGAGGCAGATGACAAACACGATTTATCAGATGAAGAATTTGACATCATTCTAGATGAGCTTAGAGGAGAGCAAATTTCAAATAGATGGGAAGAAGTAGATGCAAGGGAATACGATGCAGAGAACGAAGATATAGAGGTCTGGGCAGACAAAAATATAGAAAGTAAAGAACAACAATTAGAAAAGAAAAGTATAGATAGCAAAAAAAGTGGTTTTAGTTATCTAGATAAATCACTTTATAAAGTAAGATATAAATATTCACAAAAATATTCTAGTGGTAAATCAAGACAGTTTTGTAGAATAATGATGGCTAGAAGTCAAAGAGGTGTTGTTTATAGACTAGAGGATATTGACAAAGCTAGTAGATCAGGTGTAAACAAATCATTTGGTCATAAAGGCAAAGCATACGATTTATTCAAATACAAAGGTGGTGTAAATTGTGGACATTTTTTTAGTGAGGTATTGTATCGGTTAAAATCTAAGACAATGAAAAAGAAAATACAAAACTATGATGAAGTCAAAAGCATACCTAAGAGTTACAGACCAAGACCGGCAGGACATAAAAAGGCAAAAGTAGCACCAAAAGATATGCCAAATAATGGTCATCATCCTAATTATAAATAGATATGGCAGTAGCATTATTCATAAAACCAATAGACTTAAAAAGAAACTCAATCATTGATGGCAATGTTGATGTGGATAAATTTATTGGATTTGTCAAGATCGCCCAACAAATACACATTAGAAACTATCTTGGTACTGATCTATACAACAAAATAAGCAATGACATATTGGGTACAGGTGGTGCATCACTTACAGGTAATTATTTAAATCTAGTAAATGATTTTATACAACCTATGCTCATACATTTTGCTATGGTAGATTATCTTCCTTTTGCAGCATATCAAATAAAAAATGGTGGCATCAGTAAGCACGTTTCAGAAAATGCAGAAAGTGTAAGCAAAGATGAAGTAGATTACCTAGTTGAAAAACATAGAGATATAGCAGAATACTATACAAGAAGATTTATTGATTATATGAGTTTTAATCAGAGCTTGTTCCCAGAATATACAAGCAACACAAATGATGATATACATCCTGATAAAGATGCTCTTTTCAATGGTTGGGTATTATGAAGTATAAGGTAAAGAAAAAAAATATTGAAAAATTAATAACATATTTAAAAGTCAATGGCAACATTAACAAATACACAAATATCAGTAACGTATGTAGGGCTCTTAAAGACAAGTGCTAATACAGTCTTAACATCTACTGCTCAACAAATAACTGATGGATCAGGTAATAATAGTATTCTATATTTATCTACGGCAGGTGTTGGTATTGGTGGCAGTCCTGCATCAGGCAAAGAATTAGATGTTACAGGTAATGTACAAGTAACAGGAGACCTTATAGTAGATAATATTACAATAGATGGTTCTACAATTACAAATGATAGTGGTAATCTTACTATAGTAAATACAGTTAATGATGGCGATGTTATATTTCAGTCTGATGATGGATCAGGTGGGGTTGCAACTTATTTTAGTCTTGATGGTAGTCAGGCACGAAATGTTGCATCAAAAGATATTTTATTTAATACAGGTGTATCTGCGTATTTTAATTCAGTAAGTTCAGGTTTTAGAGTTGTTCACGATGGCAGTAATGCTTTACTCATAAATGGTACTGGAAACTTAAGAATACAAAATGGTGCAGATGATTCAGACATAATTTTTGAATGCGATGATGGTAGTGGTGGCACTACAGCATACTTGACTCTTGATGGAAGTGCTGAAAAAATATTAATACAAAAATCAACAGTTTTTACAGGTGGTGGTATGGACTATGGTGTTGATGGCACAGGTGCAGATGTTATATTTTATGGAGATACATCTGGTAGGAATATGAAGTGGGATCAAAGTGAGGATCATTTATTATTTACAGATAATACTAAATTAAAATTTGGCACAAGTTCAGACCTAGAAATATATCACGACTCATCAAATTCTTATATAGATGATGCAGGAACTGGTAATCTTAAAATAAGAGCAAATAATTTACAATTACAAAATATATCAGGTGCAAGTTATATAAATGCAACAAGTGGTGGTTCTGTTGAAATTAACCACAACAACAGCAAAAAGTTTGAAACTACAAGTGCAGGTATATCAGTTAC